GCCGTATTTGAATTTAATACATTAGATGAGTTTATAACCGGCTCTGGTAACTAAACAATATTATCTGGCATTTAAGCTTTTACAACACTATTTATTTACGACTAAATATATTTAATGGAGTATCTATCTATGTCCACCTTGTTAGAACAAGCAATTGTCGATGCCGAGGCTTTGAAAGAAGCCGCAATGAAAAATGCGGAAGCTTCAATCATTGAAAAATATTCCTCTGAAGTACGCGCAGCCGTTGATTCTCTTCTGGAACAAGAGGAAGAGACTTTAGAGGAAGAATCAGAGGAAAGCCCAGTTATGGATGAAATTCCCTATGCCGTTGAAGAGGGCGACGAACCCATTATGGTTCGGTTAGACCTTGAGGCTTTGGAGCGTGCCCTGGGAGAAGAAGAAGAGATCGTTGAGGAAACTCACGAAGAACTCGCCGATACTCTCGAAGAAGAAATCGAGGAAGCTCTTAAAACTGAGGGCGACGATAGTGCTGAAGAAGACCTTGAAGAAGATCTTGAGCTAAGTGAAGAGATTATTAAAGCTCTCGCAGAAGAACTCAAAGTTGATTTAACTGTGCCAGACCAAGGTCTTGGTGGTCGCACAACCCCAACGGCTAGAAATTTACAAGGACAGGAAGTTCAACTTGCTGCGATCAAAGACGACGAACTCGCTGAAGAGCACGAAGCTTTAGAGAAGGCAAGAAAAGAGGCTGATATGTTTACAGAACAAATTAAAGCCCTTAACTCAGAAAAGTCCAATTTACAAAAAACAATTTTACATCTTAAGGGGCGATTGGAAGAAATTAATCTTTCAAACGCTCGTTTACTTTATACAAATCGGGTGTTAAATAGCACCTCCTTGAATGAGCGACAAAAAACAAGAATTGTCGAGTCTATATCAAATGCCGATTCTGTAGAAGAGGCGAAGGTAATTTATGAAACACTTCAAAGCGCAGTGGGAGCATCTAGAAATAGTAAAGCTCCGCAGTCACTCCGTGAAGCAGTTGAAAGACCATCGCCAACACTCCCTCGTAAAAGAGGGGCAAAGGCTCAAAGTCCACATTTTGATAGGATGAGAGCATTAGCAGGCATAAACATAAAAGGAAATAATTAAAATGTCCGTATTAGATAAATTAACAGAAGGTATCGTCGATAGAGATCTTTCGAAAGAAGGTGCAGCACTTATGAATAAGTGGGAACGCACCGGACTCTTGGAAGGTATCGATAGTGACCGCAAAAGAAATAGCATGGCTCGTCTTTTAGAGAACCAAGCTAGGGAACTTCTTCGTGAGAGTTCTTCAATGGCATCAGGTGATGTCGAAGGATTCGCCGCAGTGGCTTTTCCAATTGTCCGTCGTGTATTCGGCGGCTTGATCGCAAACGATCTCGTTTCCGTTCAACCAATGAGCCTCCCAAGTGGACTCATTTTCTTCCTTGACTTTACAGTTTCTGATGATACTGGTCGTCGTCTTGGATATGATTCCGGTGAGTCACTTTATGGTGGTGGAGCAGTTGCTGCTCAGCTTACCGGCGGTGTTAGTCTTTCTGGTGATGATGCAGAGTCGTCGTTCTATAACTTGAACAATAGCTACTCTTCGCCAACCGGTTCTACAACCCACACCTTCCTGCCGCTTCTTTCTGGTACGTTCGGTGGAGCTTCCACTGATAGGCTTGGAAACAGCGCGATAGCAGGTCTTATGGACAAGATTTGTCGTTTCGATCCAGCACTTACTTCTGGTTCGACGGCTGTTCTTGTTGGTAAGCTTGCTGTACCCGCACAGCTTAACAAGGATGATCTTGTTGGTGTTGAGCTTCAAACACACTTAGGTGTTGCAATTACTGGCTCTGAGGGTCTTCTATTGCGTCGTTTGACTGCTTATTCCGGCTCACAGACGAATAATGGTTACTGGAAAGCAGGCGATCCAAAAACTCACCTTCTTTGTGTCATTTCTTCTGATACCAGAACAGTTGCACAATTGTCGGCATCTTTTGCTCACTCTCCAATGCAGGTCGAGTTCCCAATTGATGATAAGTTCCAAGCTGGAGGCGTTATCGGTTCCGTTATTGGTGCAGACCTTTGGGGTAGTGAGAATGCGTCTAATGCTGTCGGAGCAGGCGGCGGTATCATCCCAGAGATTGATATCAAGGTTGATTCTGTAAGTATTACAGCAATGACCAAGAAGCTTAAGGCTAAATGGACGCCAGAGTTGGGACAGGATCTTAATGCCTATCACAACCTTGACGCCGAAGTCGAGCTTACTAGTATTCTTTCTGAGCAGATCGCACTTGAGATTGATAAGGAAATCCTTAACGATCTTGTTCGTGGTGCTACTGCCGGTAAATACTACTGGTCGCGTCATGCTGGTAAATTCTTAAACAGAACCACTGGTCAAGAAGTTGGTGCTACTACAGCAACACCTGACTTCACCGGAACTGTTTCTGAATGGTATGAGACTCTTGTTGAGACAATCAACGATGTCTCGGCGCAAATCCATCGCAAGACACTCCGTGGCGGAGCTAACTTCATCGTCGTTGGACCTGAAGTTGCTAACGTCCTTGAGTTTACTGCCGGATTCCGTGCTAGTGTAACCGGAGATGCTGATCGCGGCACCGTTGGTGCTGTTAAGACTGGTGCTCTCTCCAAGAAGTGGGACGTTTACGTCGATCCTTACTTCCCTCGCAACGTCGTTCTCGTCGGTCGCAAGGGTGGTTCCTTCTTGGAAAGTGGATACGTCTACGCACCATATGTGCCCCTGCAAGTCACTCCAACTATCTTTGGAACCGAAGACTTCGTGCCCCGCAAGGGAGTCATGACACGCTACGGTAAGAAGATGGTTCGTCCTGATATGTACGGATTGGTCATCGTACTCGACCTCGTTTAATACAATTAAACAAACGGTAGTGTAAAAGAATTCCCTCGTCATGAAAATGGCGGGGGTTTTCTTTATGTCGCCAACTAATTAAGAAGAGGAGAATTATAATTAATGGCGATACCCACTCTTACACCAGTTAGCACCGTTAGTGCTATTACCTTACCAGCAACAGGCTCTACAAGCTTTGTTGCCAGTAAATGTCCAATTGGTGTGTACACTGCCTCCGCTGACTTCTTGTCGGGAGCATCAGATCAAGTAGCTTATACATTTCAGAAGCTTGGCGGAGATATATTAGATATTGAGCTAACCACAGGTAGTGTTTATGCTTCCTATGAGGAGGCAGTATTAGAATACTCATATATTATTAATCTACATCAGTCCAAGAATGTGCTACCAGACTTTTTAGGTAGCACTACAGGAACATTTAATCATGATGGGGAGTTACTCGACGGAGCGCTTTCTTCTAGTTTAAGTGGCACCCAAGTATCCCTCAAATATCCTAAGTTTACATTTTCATATTCACAAAGAGTTTCCGAAGGATTTTCAACACAAACCGGAATTGGCGGAAACACAAGAATATATTCAGCTTCATTTAGGGCAACTGCCAGCGTTTCAGATTATGACCTACAATCAATCTTAAATAGCGCCAGTGTTAACAATGTTGATGTTGCAACCAGTGATGCTGTGCCATATAGTGGCTTAATTGATGGCAAAAAGATAATTATTGATAAGGTATTTTATAAAACTCCTCATGCTATGTGGAGGTTCTTCGGATATTACGGAGGACTTAATACCGTTGGAAATCTATCCAATTATGGACAATATGCTGATGATTCAACATTCCAGCTAATTCCAACTTGGCAAAATAAGGCTCAAGCTATGGCGTTTGAAGATGCCATCTATACAAGAAACTCTCATTATTCCTATGAACTTAAGGATAATATGTTGAGGATCTTCCCATCACCAGTTAATAACAGCCCTGGGTATTTTTGGTTTAATTTTAGAATTGCTGAGAACGCTTGGACAGAAAGTTCTGGATCGGTAAGTGGAGTGGAGGGTATTAATAATATGAACACAATACCTTTCTCTAATATTCCATATCAGAACATTAACGCAATTGGTAAACAATGGATTCGTAGATTTGCTCTTGCCTTATGTAAAGAAACTTTGGGGCAAGTACGTTCAAAATTTGCCACTGTGCCCATCCCTGGTGAATCAGTAACACTAAATGGTCCAGCTTTAATCAGCGAGGGTAG